CTATCAGTTAATGAAACACATGAAATTAGTATCGAAGATGTAGCTAGAATAATTGCGCGTGAATTTGATTATGAAACTAGTATTATATTTGATACATCATATTCAGATGGACAATTTAAAAAAACAGCAGATAATAGTAAATTAATTAGATTATACCCAGAATTTGAGTTTACTAATATAAATATTGGATTAAAAAAATCTGTTGAATGGTTTATAAATAATTATAACTCTTGTAGAAAATAATTATTTACTATTACATAATATTATAAAATATAATAAAAATATTGTAGTACATATAATATGGATTATCATTTCTACTTCTAACATTGTATATAAAAGTGTTGATTTAATATTATCTATACAATGTACACCAAAAAATTCATAAATTCCCCATATAGTCATTCCTAAAAATATAGATATTTGAATAGTATATAAAATTAAAAAATTATCTTTTTTTTCTTTATTCAGTAATGATGCTACTGAAAAAGAAAGTATCAAATTAACTAATATATATACCCATGCATTTGAAGCTTGACATTTATCTTTTTGTTCTGAATATGATAATTGACATAATGATATAATTTCAAAAACAATATTTGCAATTGCACATCCTAGAAAACCCAATATCAATAAGAAAAGTACGAAAAATGAAAAATGCACACATATATTAAATAATATATTTTGTTTAGGTTCATTTGAAATATTTTCTATAGTTTTATTCAGAGATTCAATATCTGTAGTTTTAATCAGAGATTCAATATCTATCGGTTTATTCATATCTATAGGTTTATTCATATCTATAGGGTTATTAACAGATTCAATATCTGTTGGTTTATTCAGAGAATAGGTATTATCATTACTTAATAACATATTTGATATTAATTTTAATTCTGTTATCACAACAGAATTAAAATTAATCAATTTTTTAACATATAGCCATATTGAGATAAATATGGCTATATGAAAATTCTTAAGCTTTTACACTTTTTAACATTTCAAATGCGGACTATTTCATATATATTTTTTAAGAAGATATACTGACATTCCTAGACCAAAAAAATATTTATATGTATTATTATTGAGTAACCCCCAAATATTAGTTATAATAATAATGTCTACAATAATATTTTTAATCAAATTGTTTGTTTCTGTCATATAATTATAATTACTTTATATTTTTATATAATTAATAAATAGGCATTTGAAATGTTAAAAGGTGTAAAAGAAAGTACACTTAAAATTTTAAGATTAAATTTAATTAGAAATTATACATCTGTTGAAAATAATAAAATAATAAAAAATGTTGAATATATTAAAGAAAAATTACATAATTAATATATATTCCAAAATTTCATTTATATCGAATTTTTCTTTTTCTCCAAATTCACATGCTGCAGATAATCCTTCTAGATTTATAAGAGTATTATTTTTTTTATCTAATATTGACACAGTTCCAAAAGCATCATGACCATTTAATAAATCTCGGTGTTCATATTTGCCCCTTGCATTTTGATATTTTACTTTAACCATTTTTGATATCTCACACTTAAAATTTATTTTTATAATATTTTCAAAATCTTCTACAGTAATATCATAATTTATATATTTATTATCTTGATAAATATTTATCTTTTGTTTGTGTAATTTCCAAAACTTACTAAAATTAAATTCATACGATTTATTATTATGATTTAAATAAATTATTAAAGTCTCGAATAATTCTATACCTAATATTTTTGGCTTTGAACCACCTATCACCAATGTCGTATTATAACTATTTATAAAGTTATTACATGATAACCATACCCATTTTGAAGTATAATCTGTACCCCAATTTTTATCTTGATAACCACACGAAGTTTCTGGTCTTACTATAAAATTTTGATTTTTATAAATTATATTTCCAGAATATTCTGTTTTTACTCCTTGAATATGCCAATACATTTCTGCAATATTTATATACTTGCATATTGTTGTCACATATCCTAAATCATAACTTACTAATTTATTCGCTGTTAAATTCCACTCTATATGATTATTTATATCTGCATTAAGATAAACATAACCTGATAAATTTGTTTCATTCGCATATATTGATGTATTTTTTAAACTAATATCCATATTATCCTTTCCTATACTTACATTATCTAATTTATATAAATTATTTACTTCATGTGGATCTTTTGTATATGTGCCTGCTTTAACCATAAAATATGATGGTATTTTTATATCTGTTTTATTTGGATTCATTATAAAATATTCCATAAAAAATGCTTTTGATTCATTTGTTTTTTCATTATAACCAATCATAGAATGATACCACCATTCATAACCATATGTACCTCTTGTCATTAATGCATTTTTATTTGGAATTGATAATAACAATTTTGGTATTAAACTAAATTTCATTAATAATTAATTATTAATAAAATTTTAAATATCTTATTTAAATAATATCAATTCTATTATCTTCTACGTGGTAATTTTTTATCCTCTTTTGGATTTTTTTTATAGAAACTATTTAAACGTTTTTCCTCTTTTATATCAGCATCAGCTAACCATTGTGCGTATTTTTCTTCTTCTTTCTCTATTCTTTCTCTTTCTATTTCTCTTTCTCTTTCTCTTTCTCTTTCTTCTTTCTCTTTTCTTTCTATTTCTCTTTCTTCTTTCTCTTTTCTTTCTCTTTCTCTTTGTTCAATAATATTATCTGGAGTTATCTTTACCATATGATCAAGATAATTATTTAATTGATCTTTTTCTTTAAAATTATACATAGTATCAGGTCTATGTCTATAATCAGTAAATCCATAATTACTATGAGTCATATCAATAAATTCATAATTATTATCAGTCATAGATTTAAGTTTGCTATCATTATTAAAATCACCTAAAATATAACTTTCTTTTTGATTAGCAATATTAGGATCAGAATTATAAATAGAATCTAATTTCATGTTAATATAATAATATGCAGGAATTTGATGTAAACGTGTACGTAAATTCTTTGCTAATTCTCCGTTATAATTTGCTAAAAGATCATCAACAATATTATATTCATCTTGATTTTGTTGTATTCCAAATTTAGAATAAAAAACACTATCAGTCTCATGATCAATTGTAAATAGACTTGAATTTTTAAATCTTTGTATAAAATCTTTAAAACTTCCTTTCTCTATATATTCATTATTATTTTTAGTAAAATGTACATTAAAAATATCATATTCTGGTATATATATAGCTTTTGTAATAAATTCGTGTGTTCCAGCATTAATACCTTTTATCTTATCTTTCCATATATGTGATGACATTAATGCTCTTTTTGCATCAATTTCTAATGGTTCTTGCTCTCTAATTTGTGGATCGTAGACAAATGTACATAAACAACTAGCATTTTCAGTATTACCATCACTATTTATACCAACTTGTGATTTACTTGTAATATAGTCTTTTTCATAACCATATAACCAATTATTATCAAGGCCAACGTAGTCTTTATCAAGATCATGACGAAGATATGCAATAGTAATAGTACAAGCAAATAATTTTGTAAATGAAAATTTTTTACCAGAACATATCAATTCATTTTTTAATATATCATAATTTGATTTAACGCATTCTTGTACATTAATAATTATTTTTTTGTTACCATTTCGATTTAATGATGATATTAAATTATTTAACTCACTAATCATTATATTCATTCTATATCTTTCATTATGTTCATTTACTTCTTTAGTACTATCCTTGTGTGGTTTTTGTATATTAAAACTTATGTATATTGTATTATCTATTTCTTTATGTAGTACATAATGATCAGATCCACCATCAGTACATCTAATAGGATATACATTTCTTCCATATTCATAACTTGATAAATGATAATCATCACAAAATTTTCTTCTTTGGTTTGTATCCTGCAAATTACCATCAGAACCACCATTAGCTAGATCAAAATACTTTTTTTTATATTTTAAATATTTTTGATAATAATTCATATTATATATATATATATATATTATATAAAAATTATACACGTTTTATTTTTGGAATATTAATAACTTCATCAATTAAATATGTCGTTGAATCTATTTTTTTGGAAACTCCAAACTCTTTATTTATACGACCTACTGGATAATCAAAATTAAAATCATATACTATACCTGTTTCTGGATTATACCAATATTCTCCAATATCTGACATATCGTCATCTATCATCATTCTAGCTTTTATTTTAAATACTTTAATCTTCTTTTTTATTGAATTAACTGAATTAAGACCATTATCTATTTTTTTATCATAATATATATCATCTTTATAAGCAGGTCCAGCAAATTTATCAAAATATGATTTTTCATTAAATTTAAAACAAGTATATTCACCATTAATCATATTATGATTTTTAAAAAGTTCGCAATCAATAGCTGCTTCTCTAATTGTTTGTAAAAATGAATCAATTAATATTTCTTTTCTCATTGCTAGAGAATAAATTTCTTGATCTGTCGATTCTTTATATGACATCTTTGCACCTTCTGGTCTAACTGCATGATATCTAAAAATATCTACTTTTCTTTCTTCCATTGGTAAATCACCATGTGAACACATACGTAATGCACGTCCAATTAATTGTTGAATTCTTACTTCATTCCAATATGGTTCCATAACATGTACTTGACGTACATTTCTTAAATTAATACCTTCTGAACCTGCTGGTGAAATTAAAATTAAACGAATATTCTTTCCCTCTATATTTTCTTTTGAATTAAAAGCCATTAAATTATTTTTTCTTACTAATCTATCAATCTCACCATGAAATTCTGTATAACGAAAATAATCTGTTCCTCCTCCTTTTGAAAAATTACTATAACCAAAATATGATAAATATATTTTAAAGATTTCAAGACCTTCCATTTTTACAAAATTTGAGAAACCTAATATTGGACCTTTTGATCTCATCATGTAAAATATCATTGCAGTCATCTTGCATGAACATGAATATAATACTTTTAATAAATTTGATTTTGTTTGATGGCCATTCCAAAATTCTGCAAATTTAAATTTATACTTACCTTTAAAAATTTCTATATCTTTTTCTAATGTATTGCCAGTTTTTTTATCTTCATCTACTAAATTATCCAAAAATTCTATAAACGCCTTGATATAATTATCTACTGCCTGTAAATACATAGATGCATTTTTTCTAACTGCATCTATATCAAAATCTTTCTTTGCACTATTATCTGTAATCTTTTCTAATCTTCCTGTTATTATCTCTTCTGCTTCTTTTTCTGTTAATTTAAATTTAGATGGTCTAGGTCTAGATTCTCCTGAAAAATTACCACCCATTACTGGAAATACAAAATTAGATGATTGACGAGTATAAGAACGATAAACTGTTGCTCCTGATTTTTTTTGTGCTCTTGCTCTTTCTAACTGTTCTTCAATATATTCAAAGTTTTCATAAACTTGTAATTGGTATGGATCCATTGGTATATTTTTTATTTTTATTTCTTTTGATGCAAAAAGATTTGGATCAGAACCAATATAATATGATACTAATCCTAGAATTCTTCTTTGAAACATATTTTTACTAGTTGGATTTAAACTTAATTTATTATCTGTTCTAACTATATATGTTTCATTAAATTTTGTTTCTGTTGATGGGAAAATTCCTGGTCTTAGTAAATTAAATATTAATGCTAGTTCATATGGAGTATTTACAGCTGGTGTACCTGATAAAAGAACAACTCTTGTTGAATCATTTTCTTTCTTATCTTGAATAATATAATCATAAATTGTTAAAGCACGTTTACCAGTCTTTGTAATTATATTATTATACACATTTTTTATAAAATTATGTGCCTCATCAAATATATAAATATTTTTTTTTGTTGAATCTGCCTCTTTAATAGCATTTAAAAATGATTTATCTGCATTTGGAGCATCATAATGTACAAATTTTATATTTGACATTCTTTCTTCATAATTATCTTTTGGTAACCATTCTTTAAGATCTTTTAACCAAGGATCATCTTTCAATGATGCCTTTATTAAAATAAATACATTCCACGCTGGATTATAATTATACAAAATATTATATACATTTATTGCTGCCACTGTCTTACCTGCACCTAAACCATGATATACTAATGCATCATGATAAATAGATCTATAATCTAAAATAGAACCTATAAATGCTTGGTATTGTCTTAGTTCATGAACATCACCTGATGATTTTTTATTACAGGGATCTTCACCATCTTTACGTTCTATAGGTGGTAATGCATATTTTTTGAAATTAGATAAAATCCATAAAGGAAATAATCTACCATTTACTTTTAAATCTATATAATTTTGTGATTCAGTCATTCACTATAATATATAATATGGATAAAAAACTATTCTATTTTTAAACATTCAAAAATAAAATAGTGATCATAGCAAGTGGTACTAATAAGTTTTTCTATTATTTTTATATAATTAATAATTTGTTAATAAATTTTTCTTGTTTAATTCAACTAATTTTCGTTTATCCCATGTTATATCTGCTATTTTATTTATATAATCTTTTTTCATTTTTAAATCTGTCTCTAAATTATTTATCTTTTCATTCATTCTATTTTCTTTTCTTAAATCTATTTTTATTCCATTAGATTCTAATTTATTTTTTGCAAAATATAATTCATTCACTGATTTTTCATATAAATCCTCACATACATCCATCTTATCTTTTGTAATCCACCTTTCATTTCCATATTCATCTGCATCAAATACCTGAATTCTATTTGACCTACAATTTGTATTATGAATATTCATTTGTTCTGGTTTTTCTGGATTAAAATGTTCTCCATTTACTATTTTTTGGATTGCACAATTTGGATTATTATAATATTCTATTAATTTATCTATTGGTGTATTATATTTTGTATACCTAAATGGTATTAATTTACAAACCTGTTTACATACCTCTTCAATATCATCTTTATTATTTACATTAATTATAATATTTTGTTGATTATTATGTATATTGTTATTAGTTGTATTATTAGTTGTATTGCTTGTTGTATTATTACTATTTTGTGTGATATTTTGTGGTAATTCAATAATAGTGTTTGTATTATATATTCTATTTCTTTGACAAACACTATTATTAATATGATATTCATAACTACTTTTTCTTGTAAATTTTCTATTACATATTGTACAAATATTTTTTAAATTTTTTCTGCAAATATTATTTTTAATATGATTATTATAATTTATTAATGATGATAAATTTTTATAACAATATATACACCTATATTTTACATCTTTTTGATTAATCACTATTTTCTTAAACATACCATCACCTGTT